GTGGTTGTTGTGGTTGTTGTGGTTGCTCTGAACTTGAACTGCTAGAAGTTTTTGAAGTCGAAGAAGAACTATGTTTACTTGGCTTTGTGGTGTGCTTTGTTACTTTGACAGTTTTAGACTGTTTTGTTTCCTTTGGTTCCTTCCCAGACCGTGGCACAAACATTAAGCCAAGGAAGAATAAAACTATAATTGTTAAGATATACCATTTGTATTTTTTCAAAAGTTTCATATCAACTCCTCATCATTTTTAGATATTCATCTTTAACAAACGTCTCATCACAAATCGTGGTGAGATTATATTTTTCCATGAAGTGAACATAATTAAAATCATCCAGATTTTCGTTTTTTAGCAATCCATGGATCATATTTCTATTAGCTTGAGCTTCATATTTCTCACGCAGTCGCTCGTAGTGTTTGGGATTGTGTTCTAAGTGCCCTAATTCGTGCAGTAGGACCTTTAAACGTCTTTCGGCAGACAAATCCCTATTGATGTAAACAACACGGTTGACAGGGTCCAGAAACCCATCTCGTGGCCACTGGCTAGAGTCGAACTCACAAAGAGACACGTTGAACTGCTCAAGCAATTCTTTTTCAGGCATAAGGCCTCCATGATATTATTTACTAGCGGTTTCCTTTTTGCTAAAATACTATATAGAGAGGCGGTGATTCAGTTGTTGTTCCTTAACGAGATAAAACAGAACAAGCAATCTATCGAAGACCAACACTCAAGAATGAGAGAACGTAACCTAAAGAATAGGACGGACAATCACACCTTGATTAAGAATAGCCAGAAAGAACTGGAATCTAAGCGAAAGTCTTTTGAAAGTAGATATAGTCACCTTTTTAACCCTCGTAATAAATAGCGATAGGACGAATTAAATAATCGCCACTTGATACCAAGCCAAATGAGTCAAGCATTATTGTAAGGATTGCTGTAGGTGCTTTTTTCAAAACTTCCATACTGTTAGCCATCATAGACAAGTCACTAGGTGTCTGTTCATCAAATGTAGATGAGCAGATACCTAGTATTTTTATTTGTCTTCCGCTGAGCTGCATAAGACCAAGTTGGGCAGTTGGGACCTTCATGAATTCCTTAGGCAAAACACTAATAGTATTTGATACTTTGGCCAAGTTAGAGGATGGAAATAACCTTTCGAAATAGGCTGACATTGACCTAATGGACTCTAAGTTATTCCAACCGTTATGCGAAATCTTGCTTTTTAATTGCTCTTTCCTAGTGTTATTTTTTTCTCTTTTGTATTTGGACTGAAGCTTTTTAAACTCGTCATATTCAGGAAGAATATCTTCAACTTCATCAAAAGTGAAGACGTTTTTTAATTGTTCAAAGTCAAAGAAGTCAAGCTTCCCTACAGCAAAGACAAAGTCGCCATCTTGGAAGTCGGAAGTTTTTAAAAGCTTGTTACCTTCCAACTCTTGAAGTAGCAAATCAAGAGAGTAATCATCTAATGCTGTCTCGATTAGATTTCTGTTTGAACGTGAGAAGACAATATTGTAATTTTCGTTCGCGATAGCTGAGTGATTAGCGCCTGCCTTGATTAAAGTTGAAACTCCACCAGAAACAGAAGTTGCAGTTTGATCAAAACCGCCCTCTGCATTAGAGTCTGATTCACTGTTTTCATTAACCAATTTTGTGACCAACCCCGCATTTTTCTGAGCGAGTAGAGAGTTAACTAAATTTGTGTCCAGATAGATTATTTCTTTCATCCTCAATCCCCTTTACTGCTCATATAACCCGCAATAATGCCACGGATAGCACGTTTATCATCATCAGTCAGCGGTTTGCCGTCAAACATCATGGCGTTTGCTATGATTTCGTCGATGTCGTCTGGGCCTTGGTCTGCCTCGGTGGCTATCCGTGGGTTGTCGGTTCTGCCCAGAAGGTAGTCGGTAGACACGCCGAAGTAGTCGGCGATTTGTTGTAGGCGGTCAGAACTAACCTTTTGTCTTTTAAGAGAATACAGGGTATTTTTGCTAAAACCGAGCTTTTCTTCAACTTGGTTTAGTGATAAGCCCTGTTTTTTTGCTAATTCCCTAACTTTTTCAAACGTGGGAAACATTGATACATCAACCTTTCTGAGAGATTGACAAAAAATATTTAAATTATTTATATAAAAAGTGTTGACTAAATTAAATAAATAATCTAAAATATAATTTGTAAGGCGAACAAATAAACGAAACAAAAAGCGAAGATTAAACCTAAAAAAATAAGTTTGGCGACTTTGGAATTAGTTTAATCAAGCGTTTCTGTTGATAGTTTTTTGTATACTCTGATTTTAAATTATTTATTTAAAAATGTCAACAGATTTTATAAAAATATTCGCTAAAAAGTTCGCAAAAAAAGGAGGTGAGTGAATGAGCACACAGCATCAAAAGTGGATGGTTTTAGTCGAACAACGATTGAAAGAGAAAAACTGGTCGAAAGCAGACTTAACACAAGCGGTTGGTTTACGAAGTCAAGGTACAATTACTGATTTACTCAAAACTGGTAAAGGTAGTGTTGATTTAAAACTACGTGTTTCTAAAATTCTTAGCATTCGTGAACCGTGGGAAAAATTTGAGGAGTAGGAAGGAACAAACATGAAACCAAAACGATATCCATATAGTGGACAAAAAAAGCGCCTACCAAAAGTGGTAAACGCTAATGAAGCTTTAGAGATTGTAATGGATACTATTGATTCTTGTGCTTTTGCACATATGAATCGTAAGCTCTTAGAATCTCACAAGTTGTATTGAATGCGATAGCGCTTGAAATAGCAACAACTTCACTATCAAGCTCAATACCGTTGTCAACAAGTGATTTCAAAGATTCGCTAACAGATTCGTTGATACCGCTTCGAATTTCTGGATACTTAGCTTCTAAAAAATCATCAAAATTTTCAATCATGACTTGTCTCTCCTTTCATCAAAGATAAGTCAATTATATCAAAATTAGAAAGGATAACAGATGAACGAAATGAAGACACTAAAAAAACTCAAAGGATTCTTTGAGTGGAATTTAGACGGATACGATGTTGCACTTGCAATTATCGGAAGTCTTATAGGGGTATTTCTGGGAACGTTGATTTTTTGGATTTTATTTAAAAAATAAAAAATTGACAGCTAGTGTGATAGCGGTTGTCACGAAAGCAACGGTTAGTGGAAACCAAAATGAAGTCAACCAAAGATATCTATTATGTTCTTTGCAAGCTTGATAAAAATAAATCCCCTCGTCAGTAACGGCGATGTCATGGACGACGTCTTGGATCACTAACTTGTGGTAAACCAATTCGCCGAGAGGTTCGCCTTGTTCATCTATCAGTTTTTCATACTGTTCAGGTTTAATGCGAGGAGATTCTTGGGATTTTCGGATATCAAGCAATGATTTTAATAATTTTCTAGCTTTTCGTGAAATGATAATCATACAGTACCTCATTAGTTTTTATTATATTATATCAAAATGCAAAGGAGGACAACATGACAGACCCATTCAAACCACTGTTAGACCAGTTTGACAGTATGCTGACAGCTGTCATAGCGGATAAGTCGAGAGCGTTTGACATAGACGGAACACTACCGATGACTTTAACTGCTAAAGAGTGCCAGTCAATGCTAGGGATTGGCAACTACACAGAATTTTTGAGAATTACCAACTTAGACGGTTTCCCTAAAATCGACAAAGGTCGAGGGTCTCACATCAAATACCCACGAGACCCAGTCAGAGACTGGTTTAACACACACTGGCAAGAGATTGCCTAGCATTAATTCCCTAGCCGTAGCAGTGAGCTAGTGAGGAAACCGAACAATACCAACAGCAACAACGATTTGATATTCATAAGTCTCCTTTAATATATGAAATTAAAAAACCTCGCTAGTTCTCTAGTGCGGTTAGGGAGTAGAAAGGAAAATAGTAATGGGAGAATTCGGGGTATTGCTGGCTATGACAACAATCATAGGCTCGCTCTTATTCGCAATTTGGCTCAATCATTTTCTGTTTGAGATTGCCCCTTTCGTCCGCGCTTGGGGACGTAAAAATATTTCAAAACTATGGGATAGATTAAAGCGAACAACGAAACGATAGCTGTGGCTAAAGTGAAAATTTCTTCAGTTAGCGTCATAGCCAAGGAAACCGTGAAGGCTAGTGCAGTGTAGGTTGTAGCAAAAAGTTTTGCAAACTCTTCTGCATACCTTCGAATAGAGGAAGCAATTATAAAATACAGACACGAAACGAGAACTAAAATCATTTCAAAGGATAGAAAAACTAGAATAAATGATTTTACAAAACGAAGCAAATTGTACTTTTTAATGATATTAAAGTAGCTGTCTTCTAGCCAGTTATTTCCAAGGAAAGTGGAATAGAACACGAAGATTTTAATGACAAACATAGTAAGAGATAAAGCAAGAATGATAGTAGTTAAAATGCCAATCAGTTTCAAAAAAATATTTAAAAGTTGTTTTAATAATCGTCTCATCTTAAACCCAATCTATTTTTTTAAAACCATTTTATCAGAAAGGAAAACACTATGAAAGCATCAAAACTATTTAACTGGATTTGGTCTAAGAAACAAAACGAAGAAGCGGAAACATTCGTAATTAAGCGTCACCAAATGGTTGACGAAAAAGCACGCATTTACAACGAAACTCATGGACTGCCATTAGATCAGCTAGTGGGCTGATAGCTTGAAACATCTCTCAGCGTGTAGCCATAGCCCTTCCGTGGAGTGTAGCATATACTTTAATACCCCAAATTATAATCTACTTTTTCCACACACTTATCTTTTCTAAAAAACAAAAAAACATGAAGCGGTAGGGCTGTGGGTGCACGTTGAGAGCGCCAAAAAAGCACAGGTAAGGGCCTGTGCAGAAAATAATAATTACAAGGAGAATATATCATGAAACAAACGGAAACACAAGTCGTATTTTACAATGCTGAGAAAGATGAATTTCTTAAAGAATACAAAGATAGAGGCACTCTGGCTTTCGAAGCTGGTCTCACTACTAATTTAATTGATGCTCTATCTGTGCCGCTCGAGGCGTACGAAGAACAAAAAAACAGTCTTGACAAGCTTGCTGAGGCGTTTGATTGCGAAGTGCTTAATGTGGAAATTGAATACAACGCAACTAAACTTGACGGTTCGGACTTCGAACGCACAGAGCGTGAAGAAGTTACAAGAGACGAAATCAAAGCATTTTTGAAGATGTTGATTAATTAAATAATTGGCTGTGGTGGAATGGCAGGTATTAAATATGGCAACATTATATGAATTAACAGGTCAATTCCTTGAGATTTATAACATGGAAATTGACGATGAAACGAAGCTGGACACACTAGAGTCTATTGACTGGACTAGCGATTATGAAAATAAGGTAGAAGGCTATGTCAAAGTCATTAAGTCGCTTGAGGCGGATATTGAAGCACGAAAAAACGAAAAGAAACGTTTAGATGGATTAAATAAGTCCGATCAGTCAAAAATTGACAACCTAAAAGCAGCGCTTGCGGTTAGTATGACTGAAACTGGTCAAACCAGAGTTGATACCACTCTCTTCAAGGTTGGTTTCCGTAAATCTAAAGCAGTAGTAGTCGATGAAGATAAATTGCCTAAAAAATATCAAATCGTTAGCTACAAACCGGATAAGAAAGAAATAAAAAAACTCTTGGAGAGCGGTGCTACTATTCGAGGCGCTCACATTGAAGAAAGGAGTAATTTAAGTATTCGATGAAAATTACTAAAGCTACAGAATTAAAAAATAACGATGCTTGTTATCTGATCTATGGCAATCCGGGATTTGGTAAGACTTCAGCAGTCAAACATATCCCTGGCAAAACACTGGTTATCAATATTGATAAATCAGCCAAGGTGTTAAGCGGTTGTGAAAATATCGATATCGCAGACGTAGACACTCATAAAATTTGGGATGAGTGGTTAACAATCGTTAAGGAACTCTTAAAAGGTGCTGGCCAACCATACGACACAATCGTAGTTGACAACGTTTCAGAGCTATTCCGAGCATGCCTATCTAACCTAGGGCGCGAAGGAAACAACAACCGTGTTCCTTCACAAGCTGATTACCAGCGTGTTGATTTCACCATCCTAGATAGCTTGCGAGCTTTGTTGCAACTCAACAAACGAATCGTGTTTATCGCATGGGAAACCTCTGATCAGTGGACGGATGAGAATGGCATTATCTACAATCGTGCCATGCCAGATATTCGCTCAAAAATTTTGAATAACTTCCTTGGCTTAACGGATGTGGTTGCTAGACTTGTCAAGAAAACCACTGAGGATGGTGAGGAAGTAAGAGGGTTCATCTTGCAACCGTCGGCGAGTGTCTACGCCAAGAATCGTCTCGATGAGCGAAAGGGGTGTAAGGTAGATGAGCTTTTCGCTACGGGATTACCAGAAGGAACTGATAACTGACATAATCGAATCCATGAAGCGAGGCAATCGCAAAATCATGGTTCAATCGCCCCCTCGTAGTGGCAAAACAGTAGTGATGGCTTACATTGCTAAAAATGCCACGGATAAAAACAAAAAAGTCTTGTTCTTTAGTCATCGCAAAGAGATTAATGAGCAAGTTATAGCAACCTTTGAGCGTGGCGGCGTCAATCTTGACAATGTCACCATCGGAACAGTAGGAAGTCTTGTTAAAAAACTAGATAAACTGCCTAAATTCGATGTGATATTAGTCGACGAAGCCCACCACATCAAAGCCAAACAATATCAGACCATCTTAACTTATTTCAAAGATGCAACGCAATTATTCTTCACTGGCACCCCCATTCGATTAGATGGAGCTGGTTTCCGTGATCTAGCTGAAGATTTAGTCGAAGGAAAATCGGTTAAATGGCTACAAGAGAACGGAAACATTTCAGAGTTTAGTTACTACTCAATCAACCTACTAGATTTAGATAAGCTCAAAACCCGTTCGGGTGAATACACCAATCAATCCATAGACCGTGCGTTCGAATCATCGGCAGCAACATACGGTGACTATATTGACCACTACAAACGTTTAGCAGAGGGCAAACAAGCCATCGTATATGTTCACAATGTAGAGTACGCTGAACGAGTAGCCCAACGCTTTAACGAGAATGGTTATAGTGCCGCTATCGTTTCGGGTAAAACACCAAAAAAAGAGCGTGCTGAAGCTATGGAACGTTTTAGAAATGGCGAGCTAATGATTATGGTAAACGTCAACCTATTCACTGAAGGAATTGACCTGCCAGGCGTTGATGTTTGTATCATGTTGAGACCAACTAAATCATTATCACTCTATTTACAATTTGCCATGAGGGCGTTAAACCCAAGGGAAGGTAAAAGAGCTATCTTAATTGACCACGTTGGGAATTACAATACACACGGATTGCCAAACGATGACCGTGAGTGGACATTGGACGGTGTTAAAACTAACAAGAATAACAGTGAGAAATCAACTGTTACTTGCGAGGATTGTTTCGCAACATTTTGGCGAGATCAATTAATTGACGGGAACTGTCCTTATTGTGGAGCAGTGGTTGTTAAGAAAAAAGAAATCAGAGATGTTGAACAAGAGAGCGTTGATATCGAATTAAAAGAAATCAACCAAGGGATGGAATTTGTTTCCATCCAAGGTGAGATGGTAGAAGTCAAAAAAGAAGAAGCGGAAATTTATCGCAGAGTTAAGACATACAAGAAAAATTACACACGTTGTAAAAACCTAGCGGAACTAAAAGCGTTCCGACTACTTAATGGCTATCAACCAGGGTGGTTGTGGCACAAACAAAATGAATTAAATATTTGGAGATAAAAAACTATGGGAATTCTTTCAGTAAATTATGAAGCAGCAGAACAATTCGCAGCAATCGAAAACGGAACTTATGAAGTCTATGTATCACAAGCTGAACAATCGGCAACACAAAGCGGAACTGATTTCTTGGATATTCGTCTTAAAATCCGTGATGATTATCAACAGAAATTCCGTAACAATCTGATTTTCGACAAAGTATATGTCAACAAGACCACTCTGCAATATCCAGAGTGGGTGCTTCAAATGTATTGTAAGGCTGCTAAAGTTCCGGAAAAAACCGACATTCAAACAATCGAGCAATTCCTAGATCTTATCAAAGGTAAGTCTATGAAAGTAACAGTGGAAAACGAAACTTCAGAATGGAATGGCAAGGTTTACGAAAACTTGCGTGTTAAAAAACGTGAACAATCAGAGTTGCCACCTTATTCTGCGAAAGCAGAAAAAGCACCCGAAGTATCAGATTTAGATTTGCCATTCTAAAACTATGGTAGGGATGGTAGATTACGCCCTGCATTATCAAAAACTAGGTTTTTCGGTCATCCCAATAGACAAAACAAGTAAACGTGCAGTCACTAAATTCAAAGATAAAACATTTAGTGAGGAAGAAGTTAAACGTTTGTGGCACGAACACCCAGACGCCAACATTGCACTACGGACGACTGACTTCTTTGTTATCGATATCGATGTTTCGGAAAGTGAGGATGGCTACCAGTCTTTAGAAGATTGGGAATTATCCAAGTATATTCCGAAAACATTAACGGCTAATACGCCTTCTGGTGGGAAACATATCTTCTTAAAAAAACCAAAAGGCGTAAATATTAGCCAAGATATTCGAGTTAAACCTGGTATTGATATTAAGGCAAACAACAACAATTACATTTTAGTAGCACCAAGCAATAACCCTAAAGGGAAGTACTCTTGGAACAAAGACACCGACACGATAGCTGAAGCCCCTAAAGAAATAGTGGATATCCTGAAATCGGAGCAGGAATATAAACCTTTAAGTTTTTCAACAAACTATAAAAAAGGTGAGTTTTCAAATAAAACCGCTAGATTATTCGAGCAAATCGTTTTCGGTTTTGGTGATAAAGGCGGAAGAAATAACGCCCTAGCTAGTTTTGTTGGTGGGCTGCTAATTCGTGAGGTAGATGTAGATGCAGTATATTTGTTGGCAAAAATTGCCAATCACTACACTCCGGAAAGTTTGTCAGACAGCGAGTTCGACAGGACGTTTACAAGTATGCTTAGAAAGGACACAGACAGCAAACATGAAAATACCGCCACACATTCAACAGATTAATAAAGAATACAAGGAAAGAGTTGTTGACCGTCCAGTGTTCCTAAAAAAACCTAACGATTGGCGAGAAATCCGTTTGGCATGTAAAAATTACCGTGAAATGTGGCTAGAGAAAGCATCGTGGAAGAAACCCAACCAATATGGTGTAGAGGAGAAGAAGGATAATCCACCTACCCGCCTAACTGAATTAGCAGTAGCGGAAGGGATGGAAGAAATCCTCTATATCATTAACCTTCCTAATGATCGTGTGGCTGTTTATGACCCAGATAAAGGTTACTACCACAAAGACCCTAGTTTCGCTTACCGTGTCATTCGATTGCTAGAGCCTAACTTTAATGAGACCAAGGCTAAAAACGTTCTATTCATGCTTGCATCAACTACCAGAGTAAACCAACGAGAAGATTTCTCTTGTAACTTTGCTGTCGGTGAGTTTGAAGAACCTAACCGTTTTATCCTTGTTAAGAATGGAATCTACGATAAGAAGGAACGTATCTTAAAACCATTTACGCACGAATTCGTAGCCTTTTCAACAATCGCTACGTCTTACGATAGTTTCGCAGAATCACCAGTGATTGACGGTTGGGATGTTGATAGCTGGTTACTAGACCTTATGAGTGGAGATAAAGACCTTGTGAAACTTATCTGGCAAGTCATTTCTGCAAGCCTTAACGGAAATTACTCTTACCGAAAATCTATCTGGTTTGTCGGTGAGGGTAATGACGGTAAGGGAACAGTGCAGCAACTCATTACTAATTTAGTTGGAATTAAAAATATCGCTAGTTTAAAGCTTAACCAATTCTCAGAACGTTTCTCACTTTCGATGATTGAAGGTAAGACAGTTATCATCGGGGACGATGTGCAAGCGGGTATCTATGTGGATGAATCTTCTAACTTTAACTCGGTTGTTACTGGTGAGCCAGTATTGGTCGAGGAAAAGAACAAACAACCTTATACCACAGTCTTTAAGAAGACGGTTATTCAGTCAACGAACGAGTTACCACGGTTTAAGAATAAAACGAACGGAACTTATCGACGTTTTGTGATCATACCGTTTAAAAAATCATTCAGCACAAAGGATGATAATTGGGCAATCAAAGACGACTACATTTATCGCAAAGATGTCCTCGAATATGTTTTGAAGAAAGCATTAGAGCTATCCTTCACTCGATTTGATGAGCCACAAGCGTCTATTGAAGCCTTGGAAGATTTCAAGGAAAGCAATGACACGGTTAAATCATTCGTAGTTGAATGGTTCGATAAATTCGAATCCACTCGGCTACCCTCAAGGTTTTTGTGGTGGTTGTATCAGGAATGGTGCAAGGAAGAAGGCGTTACTAAATTGACCAAACGCAAGTTTGAAAATCAATTAGCCAAAGTAGTACCGTCTGAATGGGTTAAGAAACGGGCTATACCGGGACGGGGTTTCATCCCTTCAGTGGATGTTCCAAAGCATTACTACACATTCTCTTGGTCTGATGAAGAACGTGATGCAACGACTGTATGCTATGAAAAAATTACCGTTACCGTTTAGATTACCGTTTAAAACGATATACGGTAACCCTCACAAACCCTTTAACCATACCGTTTTACACCATTATATTACCTTATTACCTTATTTATATATTGAAATAATAAATAAATAAATAAATAAAATATATATAAGGTGAACTTATAACGGTAAGGGTAATATTAGACATAAAAAACAGTCAAAACCGTTGATATTACTAGGGTTTTAGGTGATTACCGTACTTAAAATAAGAAAGGTAATTTTTAAGTGAGTTCTGAACATAGTATTCAAAACCAAATACGGGTGGAATTATCAAAAGCTGGCTATATGGTATTTCGAATTAACGTTGGTAAGGTCAGGATGGCGGACGGGCGTTGGTTCGATACTGGAGCACCAAAGGGTTTTTGTGACCTATTTGGATTTAGACCAGATGGACAGATATTTTTCATCGAGGTAAAGAATGAAAAAGGTCGAGTGAGAGACGACCAAAAGAAATTTATGGATGCCATGCGAAAACGAGGAGCGCTTGTAGGTGTGGCAAGAAGTGTTAAGGAGGCTATGGATATAGTCAATGGTAAAACGGTGGAATGACCGTATGGCTGGCATTAAATACGCACTGCGGCCATACGAACCGGTAACGGTATTAGAATATGTAGAGTTTTTTAGACTCTGGTTTTATACCACGCATCAAAAGAAAGGCGCAGTGGCAATGAAATTAGGTATTGGGAATAAGAAACTCAACCGGATTCTAACGTTGGAGCAATTGCCGGATGAAGAACTATTGAAAGGAATGATGGAGCTATGCGAAAAGTAAAGATATTAATCAGCAATAGTGCTAGACAATTAGATGAAGTAATCAACAGATGGATTAAAGATAATGGATTCGAATTACTGGATGTTAGGTTAGTTTGCAACTTTGATGCGAAATATGGAATTTCGCAATACACAGCAACAGTAATCTACATAGATAAAAGCGAGGAATGACATGAAATATAAAGTAATCGTGTACTACGATAACATGGAAGACAGTGAGCAAGTATTCAGCAATAAGAACGACGCTATTAATGAATTGCACAGATTGAGATTGAAATATCGCAACACACGAAAATATAAGGTTGAAATGGTGGAAGTGAATGGCAATTAAAACACGAGAGGTGTACACAGAAACCGGGGATAAATGCAGTATTGATACGGCTATCAACATGTACTTGTCATCGGGGTATGTTGAGGAATTAATTGATATTAAATACCAAATGGTAGCAATAGACGTCGGGGACAGGACTATAGTTCGAACGTCTGCGTTGATAATTTACAAGGGGTGGTAGAATAATGGCTAAATTTATTAGAGTTACAAACATCGCACAAGGAATTGATATGGACACAATTTTAAATGTCGATGATATCGGGCACATCTCTATTGGCCCTAATATCATTTTTGTAAAAACGCCGTTCGCAGACGGGACAAATCGGATTTATGTAAGAACCGAAACGATTGAGCAGTTAGAAAAGATTTTGTTAGGAGAGGAAATTGATGATTAGAACGAAGTATTTACGTGAGGAAACTGACAATCTTAACCATCTAGGAATTGATAAAGTAATCAATAATTTTCTTGCAAAAAACCCAAATATAGAAATTATTGATATTAAATATCAATCTAACGTGGCGGTAGCAATCTATGAGCATGACTTTTGCAGAACGTATGATATATCAGCACTAATCATTTACAAGGAGAGTACGAAATGATGAAAAGAGATGAAGCAGTACAGAAATTAGCAACAGTAGGGCACCTTTCAATCGCCCACGCTGAGGACCTATATGATTCGATTATTCCTAAACCAGTAGTGAAACAGTGCGTGGCGGATTGGATTGAGTATTGCAAATTTACTAATGTTAATCTGGTTCGGGCTTTATTTATTAGTGATATAGATTTTTACAATTATGGAAGTCAAGAAGATTGTTCAAAACTAAAAGAATTTCTAGGAACAGAGACAAACCAAGAAATTTTCGCTAGAGCATGGCTTGATGGCTACGAGGTCGAGAGCGAGCCTAGATATACGGTTGAGTTTAAAGGGATTGACGACAATTACAAGTTTTTGAACTATGGTACATCTTTTAAAGACTGGACTTTTGATGATGGTGAAGGCGCGAAGGAGGTGAGAGTAGCCCACACCCGCAAAGAACTAGAAGATGCTAATTTCGGGTGGGTGTTCAATTGCCCGGGCGTGGAAGTGAAAGAGGTGGAGTGATGGAAACGATTAAATTCGTATTGATGGTCGTAGCCGTGGTTTACGCTTGGCGCACGCTGTTTGGAGGGAGGGAATGATAAATGGCAAGATTTCTCGAAGTAACGCCTTTTAATTTCGGCGGTGAGAAACATAGAATTCTGATTAACGTTGAAAAAATCGACTATGTCCAAGAGATAGATGAGGACGTGACATCGATACATCTATCGGATGTCCCACTAAGCTATTTTGGTGAGAAGGATTTATTCCCCAAATCTCTACATGTAGCAAAGCCATATATATTTATATCGGACGAAATAGAGAAAGCTAAAGAGGTGGAATAATGTTTGAGGGTATTATCCAAATATTGCTCGTAATCGTATTAGGGCTACTAGTTGCATCAGAAATGTTGCTAGTAGCATGGCTATGGAAGGTATATAAAAATGAACAACCTAATAAATAAAATCAACCATTGGGCAGATAGCCGTGGATTAAAGCAAGCTGACCCTAAGATTCAGTGGATGCGAATCACTGAGGAAGTCGGAGAAATTCGAGATGTACTCTTGAAACCGACTAAATTTACAGAACCACAAGAAGCACTCAAGGACGCAATCGGTGACACGCTAGTAACAATTATCGTGCTGGCACATCAATTAGACCTTGATGTAACTGAGTGTCTAAGTATTGCATACGAGGAAATCAAGAATCGGAAAGGAAAGATGGTAAATGGAACATTCGTTAAAGAAGAAGACCTCTAAACGAGAGAATCAGTTGGTAGTAGCAACAGTTCTATTGTTGATAGCACTTGGAATTAACATTGCAACTGTAGTCAGTGTACTGAATCGGCCAGTGGAAGCCATCGTCGTTCATAAGGCCGACAATGCTACTGTATTGCATGGGAAAATCACTGGCAAGTCAATGGTCGGGAAACTCTACACGCTCGATTGTGGGGCGTATGGCAAGTTTCTGGTAAGTAAGGAGCAATATGACAGCGTGAACATTGGGGATGATATTCCTAGTTATTTGAAAGGGCGAGGCTCATGACTAAATATCAATATGCTGGACTGACCAAAGAATTGCATTCAAGGTTAGTCAGTGAGCATGCAGCTCTTAAAGAGGCACATCCGAGGGATTATAAGCAGTTTTTCCAAGATGTCAGACAATGTGGCGAGAAGGAAGCTGTGCTTATTTACCAAGCCTTTAATAACATAATCACGGAGCGTTGGAGGATGTCTCCCCAAACTGCCGAACGACTAGAAGGCATCATTTCGGACGAACTTTCCAGAGATCTTCAAGATTATCTGTCGAAACACTACACGAGAGGTAAAACCACCCGTCCAGCAGTAGACAGAACTAACGCGGGACTGCCAGAGGAACTATTCAAACGATTCCGTAAGGAAGTGGAAGCTCTTAGAGTAGCTCATACAAACGATATGACTAAGCACATTATGGCTGTTAAAGATTGCTCGAAAAAAGATGCTGATACCATTAGAAGTATAATTGGTGTAATTTACCTTGAACGTGTTGTTCTAACACCTCGTAAGGTGATTCAGTTAGAAGGATTGCTATCCAGGGAACTATTAGGTGATATTGCTAGACATGTATTCAACCACTACGAGTGGCCAGAGAGCCTAGACAGCGAGGTTGACCGTATCACTCTTGAATATCGGACTAAAGGCGAGGTAGGACGGAACAAATCAACAGTCAGAAAAGCTCTTTATACAGCCTATGCGTTAGGCGTGTAGCTAGAACGGTT